TTCCCCGGCTCGACGTCGAGATCGAGCGCTACGAACATGATCACCGCGTCCTCGGGATCGCATGATGGCCGGGTTTAGGGTCACCGACCCGGCCGCGCCGATGCGCGAGGTCGACCCCGGCATCGCCGAGATCGCCGAGCGGTTCAAGGGCGACGTCGCCGCATATACGCCCGTGCTGACCGGCGCCCTGCGGGCGGGCTGGCGGGTCGCTCGGGCGGGCGACGGGCATTACCGGGTATCGAACGGGGTCCGGTACGCCCGCTATGTCGAGTACGGGACTAGCAAGATGGCGCCCCGGGCCATGCTCGGCCGCGCGCTGGCGGGTGCGTGATGCGCGGGCTATGGCGGGCGATCGTGCGGCGTTACCGCGCCTACGCCGCGTGGTTCGACGGGCTGCCGCCCGAGGTCCAAGCCGAGATCATCCGCAACCAGAAAACGCTGTTGTGAGCGGCCCCGTGGTCGAGCTGCCCCCCGGCGCGGATCCCGTGCTCGGCTACCCGGCGCCCGACGTCGAGGCCCTCGCCTACGCGGCGATCAAGCCGCTCGGCGGCGTCATCACGTGGTCCTACACCGCGAGCCGGGGCGACCCGCCCGGCTGGCTGACAACGGTCAGCATCCAAGTCGATATCAGGGCGCATAACCGCGCGTCGGCGTCGGCGAGGGCCGACGCTGCGCGGCGCCTCATTTGCGCGTTGCCGTGGGCCGAATGGCACGGCGGCGTCATCGCCCGCGTGGACGTCATCGAGGGCCCATTTTGGTTCCCCGATCAGGGCGCCCCGCGGTACGTCGCCCGGTACGCGATCACGGCCCACCCGGCCCGCGTCCGGCAGTGAAACCAGGAGGTTAGACCCGATGCCACCGACTCCCCCCGCGCAAGCGCTCAACCCGACCGAGGTTCAAGTCGGGACGGCGAACGGCCCCGGAATCTGGATAGCGGAGGCGGGCACCGACCCGCCCGACGCGACCTCGGATGATTTCGCCGACGAGGCCGGATGGGACCTCCTCGGCTACCTATCCGAGGACGGCCCGACGATCGGCGTATCGACCGATAGCGAAGACCTCACGCCGTGGCAGTCCCGCGTCCCGATCCGGTCGGTTATCACCGGACGGCAGCTCACATTGCAGTTTGTGATGTGGCAGCTCAACCCGCGGACGCTCGCGCTGTATTTCGACGCCGACCCGCCGACCGAGGGTAGCGACGGATCGTTCGACATGGAGCTACGATCCGACGCGCCGAGCCACCTGTACGCGATCGCCATCGACACGCGGGACGGCGACCGGGTATTCAGAGTGTCGTTCGGCCGCGCGTCGCTGTCCGACGCTGGCGACATGGATATCTCGAGCGGCGCCGCGGTCCCGCTCGACGTCACGCTGTCCGCGCTCGATGACGCCGGGGTGCTCGGGCTAGTGCAAGTCGGCCCGGCCGCCGCGGCGGCCACGAACGGCGCGCCCGGTAACGGTCGGCGCCGCGCGCCCGCCGAATCGGCGGCGTGACCGGGGCCACCGCGAACGGCGACGGGCTACTCGACCTCGAGGCGGCGTCGGCTGCCGCCGCAACCGAGGCCGAGGGCCGCCCGTTCACGTTCGCGTATAAGGGCATCCGCTATGAGGTCCCCCCGATGGCGGGATGGCCGCTCAAGACGATCCGGGCGGTAGCCCTCGGCGACCTCGAGGGCGCCCTCGGCGAGCTGATCGGCGCCGACTATGACCGGCTATGCGACGCCGGGCTCAAGCTCGGCGAGCTGACGTTTCTATTCCAGTCGATGGGCGCGACCGCCGCCATGCCGAGCCTCCCAAATTCCGCGCAGCCTGCGCGGCGCGGTTCGAACCGGACGTCGAAGCGCTGATCATGGAGGTTTACGGGGTCGACGTGCTCGACCCGGCAGTCTCGACACGCCGGGTTGCCGTGCTCCTCGACCGGCTGCCCCCGTATGCGCGGCGGCCCGGCGAGCAATGGTCGACCGAGGCCGAGCTACTCGCCGTGCTCGCCGATCGGGTCGGCGAGCTGACATGGGTCACGCTGCGCGCCCACGGGGCTAAGAACGCGGCCCGGCCCCGGCCGCTACCGCGCCCCGGGATCCGCGCGCAATCTGCGCGTAATTCGGCCGGACCCGCCCGCGGCCAGGCCGCCGCGCCCGAAACCGCAGGTCAGGGCAAGACGGGCACGTGGGCCGACGCGATAGCGGCGCTCGCGGGCACGCCCGGGATGAGGCGCCGGGATGGCTAGCAAATACGGCGAGCTAGAGGTCGACGTCCGCGGCAATACCGCGGTGCTCGAGTCCGACGTCGCGAGCGGCGCCGGGCGGGCAGGCCAGGCGGCGGCGCAGTCGATAGCGCAGCACATGACGACCGGGCTCAAGGCCATCGGCGGGTTTGGGCTCGCCGTCGGGAAGTCCGTAGCGACGGGGCTCGGCGCCGCCTCGGCCGCCGCGATCGGGTTCGGCGTCGCGTCATTCCAGACCGCCGCCCGGGTCGGCGAGATGGACGCGAGCCTGCGCGCCCTCGCCCGAGCAAACAAGCTCAGTTACCCGGAGATGCAGAAATCGGTTAAGCAGATCCGCGACCAGGGCATCGAGGCCGGGGTCGCTCAGGGGCTAGTCGCTCAGTTCGCACAAAACCAGCTCAAGCTGTCCGACGCGACCAAGCTCGCCACGGTCGCGCAGGACGCCGCCGTGATCTCGGGCCGCAACTCATCCGAGGTCTTGGCTGATCTGGTGCACGGCGTGTCGACGCAAAACAGTCTCGTTCTGAGAAACGCCGGCATAAACGTCATGGCTGGCCGGGCGATCGAGGACTACGCGAAATCGGTCGGTAAGGCGACTAAGGACCTGACCGAGGCCGAGCGGGCGCAGGCAGTGCTAAACGCCGTGCTCGAGGACGGTAAGACGATCGCAGGCGCCTATACCGAGGCGATGACCGAGCCCGGTAAGGTGCTCCGCTCGTTCAAGCGGGTAGTCGATGACATCAAGCTCTCGGTTGGGCAAGGGCTGGTTACGGCGTTCGGCCCGGCGATCCTCGCCAGTTACAAGCTCGCGAAGTCGTTCGCCGAGGCGGTCGGCCCGGGTGGGGCGCTGTCCCCGATTTTCGACGCGATCGGCGCCGCCGTCGGCCGCCTGGTCGCCCCGCTCGAGGGGCTGATCAAGCAATGGTCGGCGTGGCTGGACAATCTCAAGCCCGGCGACCTCGACGGGATCCTCGGGATTATCAAGCAATTCGGCCCGGCGCTGATCATCGCCGGGGCCGCGCTGGCGGCGTTTACCGGGGCGGGCGCCCTCGGCGGGCTGCCGATCATCGGGACGTTGCTGTCGAATCTCCTCGGGCCGCTCAAGCTGCTAGGCCCGCTATTCCTCACGCTGGGGAAGTCCGCGGCCGGGGTCATCGGTCCCATGCTCGGGATCAAGGCCGGGGCGGGCGGGATGGCTGCCGTACTCGGCGGCCCCGTGGTGTGGGTCATCGCCGCCGTGGTCGCCGCTTTCGCGCTGATGACGGCGACGTCGGCGAAATTCCGCGACGGGCTACTCGCCGTCGGTAAAGGGCTGCTGTCCGGGCTCATGCCGGTAATCCGCGCGGTCGTGTCCGGGGTCAAAGACCTCTTGCCGCCGATCCTCGACGTAGCCCGCGCCCTCGGCGATTTTCTCGGCCCGGTGCTGTCCCGGCTCGCGCCGCTCCTCGGCCCGATCGGCGCGCTTATCGGCGGCGTGCTGGTCGTGGCGTTCGGCGCCCTCGGCGTCGTGCTGCGCGTGGTCGCCGCGATCCTGGTCGGCGTTTTTACCGCCCTCGGCCGCCTGGTCGAGCTAATCCCGGTCGAGCCGATACAGCGGTTTTCGTCCGCCCTGACGGGGATCATCGGCGCCGCCGCCGCGGTGCTCAATCCCCTAACCGCGCTGCGCGGCGCCCTCGAGTGGCTCGGTAACGCGATCATGTCGGTAGTCCGCTGGATATTCGGCGGGTCGCCCGGGTTGATCCCGGCGTTTGTCGCCGCCGCCGCGGCGGCCGGTCCCCTGATAGCGATTC